CGAGGCTCGACACACATCCAGAGCTCATCGTTACGGAGACCTGACATGCCCACCGACTACCATCACGGCGTACGCGTCGTCGAGATCAACGAGGGCGAGCGCGGCATCCGCGTCGCCGATATCGTCATCGGCATCGTCGGCACCGCGCCCGACGCCCATCCCCAGGCCGCTGCCAGTCTGCTCAGCGGCGCCGTCGCCGACAACAACGCCCTGACCTGGTCAGCCGCCAACCCGGGCAGTGGCGGCAATAACATCCGCATCCACCTCAAGGACCCGCAGGCCGCGAGCCAGGCGCTCGCCGTCGCCGTCGTCACCGTCGAGGAGGTGCCTACCATCACCGTCAGCCTGGCCACCGACGCCACGGGGGCGGTCACCAGCACCGCCACCCAGGTGGCGGCCGCGATCGGAGCGGACGCCGACGCCGCAGCCCTGCTCAGCGTCGCCGACACGGACACCAGTGACGGCTCCGGCGTCGTCGCCGCCTCCATCAAGCCGCAGAACCTCTCAGGCGGCCAAGACGACGCGTATCCGCTCGACACGCCCTCGCTCATCCTTACCCAGGCCAAGGTCGCTCAGCTCGGCGGCACCGGCAGCCTGCCGAGCGCCGTCGCTGCCATCCGTCAGCTGACCCGCACCCCCATCGTCGCGGTGCGCGTCGCCGAAGGGGTCGACCGCCCGGCGACCATCGCCAACATCCTCGGCAACGGCACCAGCACCGGGCTCTATGCCCTGCTGGCGTCCAACAGCAAGTTGGGGCTCGTTCCGCGCATCCTCGGCATCCCGGAATACGACTCCGCCGAGGTCACCAACGCCCTGCTCAGCGTCGCCGAGAAGACCCGCGGCTTCGTCTACGCCTACTGCGACGGGGCCACGACGCCGACGGAGGCCATCCAGTACCGGGCCAAGTTCGGCTCGCGTAGGCTCATGTTGATCTGGCCGAAATTCACCGGCTGGAACACCGCCACCTCGAGCATCGAGAACCTCAATCCCATCTCCCGGGGCCTGGGCCTGCGGGCCAAGATCGACGAAGACGTGGGCTGGCACAAGACCCTGTCCAATGTGGTGCTCGACGGCCCGACCGGCATCAGCTACCCGGTCACCTGGGCGCTGCAGGACCCCGACACCGAGGCCGACTACCTCAACGCCGCCGAGGTCACCACACTCATCCAGCGTGACGGCTTCCGCTTCTGGGGCGACAGGACCTGCGACATCGACGGGCTGTTCCCCTTCGAGAACTACACCCGCACCTCGGACATGATCGCCGAGGCCATCGCCGAGTCCCACATGTGGGCCATCGACAAGCCCATGCAGCGCTCCCTGGTGCGCGACATCCTTGAGGGCATCAACAGCAAGCTCCGGGAGTGGACGCGCCTGGGCTACATCCTCGGCGGCAGCGCCTGGATCGATCCGGAGCTGAATACCGCGGCCGTGCTCAAGGACGGAAAGCTCTATATCGACTACGACTACACACCGGTACCACCGCTGGAGAACCTCGTCTTTCAGCAGCACATCACGGATCGCTACCTGATCAACCTGGCCGCGTCCCTGGCGGCATAAGGCCTCACCGCAGGGCGGGAAAGCGCAGCGCATCCCGCCGAAGGAGAAAGAGATGCTTCCGAACAAACTAAAAGACTTCAACCTCTTCGGCGACGGCAACAGCTGGCAGGGCCAAATCCCCGAGCTGACCCTGCCCGAGCTCGCCCGCACCGTTGAGGAATACCGGGCCGGCGGCATGGACGGCAAGCTCGAGATCGACATGGGTCAGGAGGCGATCACCTTCGAGTGGACCGCCGCCGGCTGGATCGACGGCATCGTCGACCACTACGGCGCCGCCAAGCACGACGCCGGACTGCTGCGCTTCACCGGCAGCTACGAATCCGACGAGACCGCAGACGGACGCGCCGTAGAGATCGTCGTGCGAGGCAGGCACAAGCAGGTCGCCATGGGCGACGCCAAGCCGGGCGACAACAACCAGATCAAGATCACCACCTCGGCCAGCTACTACAAGCTCAGCGTGGACGGCCAAGAGCAGATCGAGATCGATATCCCCGGCAACGTCTTCGTCGTCAACGGCGAGGATCGCCTGGCTGATCGCCGCGCCCGGCTCGGCATCTGAAGATAATTCACCACAGAGACACAGAGGGCACGGGGGATGCGCTCGAGATCGACGACAGCGAGCGCACCAGGTGCGAGATCTGGACCCGGGTCATGGGCTACCACCGCCCGGTGACCGAATTCAACGCCGGCAAGCGGGCAGAGCACCGCGAGCGGCTCTATTTCCATGAGGCGAGATCATGACGAGAGAAAAGATGCTGGATCCTTCCTCCCCAGCCGCCAACGACAGCGACGGCCCCAGGGACGCCGATCACCAGCCGACTCCGACCCCGGCCACGGCCAAGAGTCCGAGCCCGGGCACCGCCGTCGTCACCCTGGACACCCCCCTGCGCCGCGGCGAGAGCGAGATCGCCGCGGTCACCCTGCGCAAGCCCACCGTCGGCGCCCTGCGCGGCGTCAAGCTCGCCGACCTGGTGCAGATGGACACCGACGCCCTCACCCGTGTCCTGCCGCGCATCAGCGACCTGACCGACGCCGAGATCAAGCGCCTGGACCCCGCCGACCTGCTGCAGATCGCCACCGAGGTCGCCGGTTTTTTGCTCCCCCGGAGCGCCCTAGAAGCGGCGAGCTGAGCCTCCCACAGGAGGTCGAGGACTTCATGGCAGACATCGCCACCGTCTTCCACTGGCCGCCCTCCGAGATGGACGGCTGGCCCCTCGAGGATCTGGCCGAATGGCGCGAGCGCGCCCGGGTGCGCGCCGAGCCTAGCAAGCCGTAGAGTACGTAATTATTTCCAGTTAGTGAGGCCACTTAAATGCCAGACACAACGATTAACTCCAACGGGTCAGACAATCCTGTTGCCGCATCTTATCTCGTAGTCGTGAGCAAATAACCCTCGGCAGCCGAGCATGCTCACCATCCAACGCACCCAAATGCTAGAGGGGCTCCACCAAGTCGTCCTCTATGGCAACGGCCTGCAGATCACCTTCTGGGTCCGCGGGGACCAGAAGAAGGCCAGCCGAGTGAGCCGCAGCGCCCAACGCCGCCTCGAGGCCGTCCTGAGCGAGATCCAGGACGAGGCGTCCGATAACGTAGCGGGGTAGGGCGGGAAAGCGCAGCGCATCCCGCCGAAACCGGAAACTATCCCATGGCCGACCTCAAGCTCAGCGTAGTCCTCGCCGCCGTCGACAAGCTCACCGGCCCGCTCAGGCGGATGAGCGCAGGATCCAAGCGCACCGCCGCCGCCATCCGCGAGGCCAAAGGCGCCCTGCGCGGGCTCGAGCAGCAGTCGCGCAAGGCCGCCTCCCAGCAGGCCATGATCCGCAGGCTGCGCGAGCTGGGAGAGTCTTCGGCTCAGGCCCGCGCCAAGGTCGCGAGCCTGCAGGCGCAGATCCTCAACACCGGCAGCGGCACCGCCACGCTCAAGCGCAAGCTCGATGCCGCCCAACGCAGCGTCCAGCGCCTCGGCCAGCGCGAGACGGACCTGCGCCACAAGGTCAAGGCCGCCGGCGAGGCCCTGCGCGCCTCCGGCTACGACGCCGCCAAGCATGGCGCCGCCATGGCTGCCGCAGAGACCAAGGTCGCCAAGCTCGACCGGCGCGTCGAGCACCTCGCCAGGCAGAAACGCATCCTGCGCGGGCTCGGTACCGCCGCAGCCACCGCCCGCCGCGCCGGCTTTGCCGCCGTCGGCATCGGCGCAGCTGTCGCAGCCCCGTTCGTCAGCATCATCCGCACCGCCGGCCAGTTCGAGCGCTACAGCACCATCCTGGAGACCGTCGAGGGCTCCAGCGCCAAGGCCAAGTCAGCCCTTGCCTGGGTCAGCGACTTCGCGGCCAAAACCCCCTACCAGATCGAGGGGGTGATGGATGCGTTCGTGAAGCTGCGCGCCTACGGCATCGACCCCATGGACGGCACCCTGCGCACCCTGGGCGACACCGCCGCGGCCATGGGTAAGGACGTCCTGCAGTCGGTCGAGGCCCTGGCCGACGCCATGACCGGCGAGTTCGAGCGTCTCAAGGAATTCGGCATCAAGGCGCGTGCCATCCCTGGCACGACCCAGACCGTGCTCGACTATGTCACCAGGGCCGGCAAGCAGATGCAGGTGACGGTCGACCGCACCAACCGCGACATGCTGCGCAAGACACTGCTCAGCATCTGGAACGACAAGTACGCGGGAGCCATGGACAAGCTCTCGCGCACCTGGGAGGGCATGGTCTCCAACGTCGGCGACCAGTGGACGCGATTCAAGCTCCTGGTCGCCGACACGGGACTCTTCGACCGGGCCAAGGGCAAGCTCGCGCAGATCCTCGACCGGATCAACGAAATGGCGGCCAGCGGAGAGCTGGAGCAGCTCGCCGGGAAGGTCGGAAAATTCTTCGCTGATTTCGCCGACGGAGCCGAGAAGACCGCGCGAGTCCTGAGGGTCCTCGGCACCGTGATCGGCTGGATCGGGACCGCCTTCACGATGGTCGGAGAGACCATCGGCGCCGGCGTCGCCGGGCTGGTGATCTCGTTCGATCGCCTGGGAACCTTCCTTTCCGGGCTCTGGGACAGCGTCGTATCGTATGCGAAGCAGAAGTGGGATGAGCTTATCGACTGGCTCGCGCACATCCCGGATCGGATCATCGCTATCGGCAAGCAGATCGGCGCGGGACTGGCGAAGGGCATCCGCGCCGGCTTCCCGGACGTGGCGAAATCGATCCATGGTCTGGGCACCAAAATAGGAGCATGGATGCGCCAGAAGCTCGACAGCCATTCCCCGTCCCGCGTCTTCGCCGCGATCGGCTCGGATATCGTCGCCGGACTGCAGCTTGGCATCCGCGCCAATGCCGCCAAGCCCCTGAGCGAGATCACCACCCTGTCCAACCGCATGCAACAGTCGGTGGACCGGGGATTCCGCCACAAGGGCGCCGAGAAGCTCGGCCCGGGCAGTGCCCCAGCCAACCGCACGCTCGACATCGCCGAGCCCATGCGCAAAATCGACGCCCTGGCCAAGCGCATCCGCCAGGCTGGTGCCGGGTTGATCCCAGGCAAGGCAGCCGCCCTGGCCAAGCGCATCCGCCAGGCCGGCGCCGGGTTGATCCCCGGCAGGGCAGCCGCCCCAGCCGCCGCAGCGCCCAGCGCCGGGCTCGACATCGCCGAGCCCATGCGCAAAATCGACGCCCTGGCCAAGCGCATCCGCCAGGCCGGCGCCGGGTTGATCCCCGGCAAGGCAGCCGCCC